GTTCAACCAAGTATTAATAATACTAAAGAACTACTATCCTCAATTGATTTTAGTATTAACGACTGTGCTAAAGAGCTATCAGATGCAGCAGAACTCAAAGATTTACTAAATTCTACTCAACCATTAGAGAGTGAACTATCAACAGGAGGTACTGCTTCAAATACTACCTTTAGAGCTAATAGCGGGAGTATATATAAATTAGAAATTATCAAAGATGAATCTATAGACGGCCCTCTTTTAAGAAGAACAGCAGTAGCAAAAGATAATAGAGGTATAATAGTTTTAAGAGGTCAGCCATCATTTAGTTCTGACACTAATGTACTACTAGAAGAAATAAAATTTAGAATTAACAATCAACTTCCATAACACAACTATTTATAATTATGAAACTAAATCAATTAAGAACTGTAATAAGAGAAGAAGTGAGAGCTGCAGTTAAGGAGGAGTTACAAGATATGCTTAATGAAGCAGTAAAAGTAGCAAGTACTCCGACGGATCAAAGCAATCATAAAACTAGTGAATCAATAAAAGAAAGTATACTTACGAACACTAGAACTCCAAAACAGAATAAAGGACCTGTTGACCCAATAGCAGAAGCTTTAAATCAAACAAGAGCAAATATGACCCCGGAGGAATATAAGAATATTTTTACTGGAAACTCAGACATGGTCTCAAAACCAAATTTTGCTTCATCAATGGCTAATCAAATGGGAATAGGTTCTAACTCAGGTCAATACCCGGGGTTAGACATATCTAAGTTTGATTTTGTAAAAAAAGCTGGACAGGTCTATAACGCTTCAATAGAAAAAGATAAACAAAAACACGGATTCGCATAATGGCATTTAATAGTAGAAGAATAAACCCGATAGATTTACAGCCTAGAAAAGCTGTAGGTGTTTCATTACCGCTTTCCGGTAAAGCTGTATTTAACTCTACTTTTCAGACTAAAGATGCTATTAGAACAAATATTATTAATTATTTTCTAACCGGTCAAAAAGAAAGATACCTTAATCCGAGCTTTGGAACACAGATAAGGTCTCTAGTATTCGAAAACATTAATCAAGAAATGGTAAGTAATTTAAAAGCAACTGTAAGACAGGGATTATCTTTTTACTTTCCTACGGTACAGACAACGGAATTAGAAGTCAAAGCTCTTCCTGATTCCAATACAGTTACATTATCACTAAGATACGCTATCAAAGATACTAATATAACAGACGAGGTAGCAATAAATTTTGAACAATAATGGCAGAAATAAGAGATATAAAATACGTTGCTAGAGAATTTTCGGACTACAGACAGGAGTTAGTAGAATTTGCAAAAAATTATTTTCCTGATAGTTATAATGATTTTTCCCCTACATCTCCAGGCATGATGTTTATAGAAATGGCTGCTTACGTAGGAGATGTCCTTTCTTTTTATCAAGATACCCAATTACAAGAAACTTTTTTGCAGTATGCTAAGAATCCCGCTAACCTTTACAGCTTAGCATACATGATGGGATATACCCCTAAAGCTACTACAGCAGCAACTGTAGACTTAAGCGTGACTCAAAGGATAAGTGCACTACCGTCATCAAACGCTCCCAACTGGGAAGACGCTCTAGTAGTTGATGAAAACGCAATAATAACATCAACAGCTTCAGGAAATGTAAACTTCTTCGTACAGGATAAAATAGATTTTTCTTTTTCTAGTTCATTAGACCCTACAGCTGTAGTTATAAGTTCTATATCTAACGGATTACCAAATGAATTTGAACTAACTAAAAACGTTAAAGCATTTTCAGGCACATTAAGCAGTACAACTCAAACCTACACTGCAGCTGAAAAATTTGCGACTATTACAATAGAGGATAGTAACATAATAGGTATTTTAGATATTACCGATACTACAGCAGCCCCTTCAAATAGGTGGTACGAAGTACCTTTCTTAGGGCAGGATAGTATTTTTGTTGAAGAAGCCAATGTAGGTTCAGATAAAGATAGAGTACCGAATTCTATTAAACTACAAGCAGCCCCTAAAAGGTTTGTTACTAGATTTACCTCTCAAGGTTTTTTACAAGTTCAGTTCGGGGCTGGTACAGTAGGTGGAGATGATACAGTTTTTACTCCCAATCCTGAAAACGTAGGGATGGGTACAGCTCAAGGAATAAATACACTAGATTTAGCCTACGATCCTTCTAATTTTACCTACACGCAAACATACGGTTTAGCTCCTTCAAATACAACTATTACAATTAGATACCTTACAGGAGGTGGGGTACAGTCTAACGTCATTGCAAACACTCTAACCGGCTTTACAGCAACAGCGAACTCAATAGACGGCAACAACACCTATTTAAATACATTAGCTTTCAACAATCCTCTTCCAGCAGCAGGTGGGAAAGATGGTGATTCGGTGGAGGAAATAAGACAGAATGCATTAAGATCTTTTGCGGAACAGAAAAGAACTATCACTCTTCAAGATTACACTGTAAGAGCATTATCATTAAGTTCTAAGTTTGGAACGGTTGCTAAAGTATTTGTCACTCAAGACGAGCTTTCTAGTACAAAATCGTCTACTGACTCTATAGTAGATAGTAATCCTTTAGCATTATCGCTATATGTATTAGCTTACGATAACGAGACTAAACTGATACAGGCCACAGAAACCTTAAAAGAGAATCTTAAGACTTATATGTCCTACTACATGCCTCTTACAGATGCCTTAAATATAAAAGATGCATTTGTAGTTAATATTGGCTTAAATTTTGATATACTAGTAAGACCTAATTTTAATAGTAGAGATGTACTTTTAGCATGTACCAATACTATAAAAGAATATTTTAATATTAAAAAATGGAATATTAACCAACCAATTAATATTTCTGATATATATAGTACCCTTGATAAAGTTGTAGGAGTGCAGACTGTAAGTAAGATAGAAATAGTAAATAAATCAGGTGGTAATTATTCCCAATATGCTTACGATATTAAAGGAGCTACTAGAAATAATGTAGTATACCCTTCTTACGACACTATGGCATTTGAAATTAAATACCCAGACCTAGATATTAAAGGTAGAACAACAACATTATAGTATGGCAATTTATAGAATATTTCCCGATAAAGACTCAATAATATACTCAGAGCAAAATACCGGTAACGCAGGATTAGACGAAATAGTTGAAATCGCAGGATATACCGGAGTTAACGATGGAACTGGCCAAGCTTCTAGAACTGTTTTGAAATTTTCTGATGGAGATATAGATAGTGTAATTAATACTAAAATCGGGGCTAGTAATATAAATGCTATGAGTGCTAGCTTAAAAATGTATCTAGCAGACGGAGCTGAGGTACCTGTAGAATATAAAATATATGCTTACCCAATCTACATAGCAGGATCCGGTCAATGGGATAACGGCACTGGTAAATTTGGAGATACTCCGGTAAACACATCAGGTGTAAGTTGGTTATTTAAAAATGCAGGTCAAGCTAATGCTTGGTCTACATCTGGCTTTACCCAGTATACAACAGGTTCATTTATTTCAGGCAAAGCAGGAGGCGGTAATTGGTATACAGCATCTAACGGTGAAAATATGGAGTTTTTACAGACTCAGTCTTTATCCACAGATCATGATTTAGATATTAACGTTACTCGTGCTGTTAAACAAATTTATAGCAATGCTCTTCCTAACAAAGGCTTTATAGTAAAGTTAGAAGACCAGTATGAATTCTACACGACTGCTTCTATAAGACTAAAGTACTTTAGTAGAGATACAAATACAATTTATCCACCGTTTTTAGAATTTGCATGGGACGATAGAACTTATGATCAAGGTAAATTATCACTCCTTACTACTGACATTGCTTCTATTGATGTAAAAAACAACAAAGGAGTATACCCGGACGAAGGTAAACAAAGATTTAGACTTACAGCCAGGCCAACATATCCCGAACGTACGTTTACAACATCATCGATTTATCTTACTAACAACGTTTTACCGTCTGCATCCTATTGGGGATTAAGAGATGAAAATACAGAAGAAATGATTGTCCCCTTTTCAACAGACTTTACCAAGATCAGTTGTGATTCTACAGGACCATTTTTTGATGTTTATATGGATGGTTTACAACCTGAAAGGTACTATAGAATTCTTGTAAAAACCGAATTAGATAGTAGTACGGTAGTAGTAGATAATGATAATTTATTTAAAGTAGTGAGAAAT